CTGAAAGTCTTTTCTTTTTACCCCAGAGGGATCTTTGATTTTCCCCGCACATATACGGCTTGCATACGCATTAGCGTAAGCAGAGGGGTAAACATCAAACTTCTTCTTGGCTGCAGCTTTTCCTCTAGGACACAATTTTGTTGAGGATTTTCGCTTAGGCGATTTAGCACGTCTTCTAATTCCTGCCATTAGCTAATACTCACAATGATAGAACCATTTGTAGCAACGCTTACTGTTCCAACGCTGCCTGTAGCACTTACCCCAGATGTCGAGGGCACAGATATATTTTGCCATACGCTTCCTAAGTACACCTGAAGCACGCCCTCTGTCGTATTCCAGATTACTGTGCCTGCATTGAACTTTAGTTGGTCCCTTCTTTCTGAAGTGAATTGCGGGGTGTCATCAGGATCAAATGCGTCCAGACTAAGTTCCAGTAAGCGGACGGTCCTATTGAACGTAGATGGATCAACCACCTCGTTCATTGCAAACGGAAGCCTGCCTTGTAGTAACTTGGTCATCGTCTTCCGTTAGGTCTGATGTCTAGGCGAGTGCCGCCAACCCTGAATCCTACCCCAAGCCTAACGCCATTGGTCGCATCATCATCAGACTCAAACCTTATTGCTGCTTGCCTTGCCCTAGCACGCATATCAATTTTCGTTGTGGTCGCTGTAAAGCTGCTAGTTTGATCAGTGGTCAACGAGCTCCCCGGGAAGTTCCTTTGCTTCAGCACCACATTTATCTGTTGTTCACTGCCACCTGATCCCGTGAACTTAACATCAGGAATCATTCGTTTAATAAATTGGAACTCCTCTCCTTCTCCAATATCAAAATCAGCAGACTCAATGAACACATTATCCATGGGCGAGCCATCGTCATCATTGCCTGTCTCATGTTGATAGAGGTATGGGACAGAACTCGCTTTTCCTGCAGCGCGAGGGAAAGCAACAATGCCTTCATCCAACCATGCCGTTCTAGACAGTTGGCCAATGTTCCATGTCTGCTCCACGTAGTTGTAAGCGACAAACCTATCAATAGAAGTTGAATCTTCAGAACAATAGAACCAACCCACCTCATTAAATTTCTTATTGAGAAAAGCAAAGAATTGAAATGATTGTCCTTCATTGATGTCATCAAACACGTAAGAGTGCACGCTACAGGGTACTGAATTTACTGCCCCTGAATAACTGTAAAACCCTTTTTTAGACATCCAGAATATGCCTTGAGGCGTATTAATTGCAGCATTAGGACCTACCAAGCTAACCCCTTCGTTGATCAGGTTTAGTCCAAACGTGAGAGGAGGTCCAATAAACTGAAGACTGTATAGGGCAGTATCTGTCCATATTAATGTTTCTTGCCTTGCCCGAATCCCACCTATTATTTCTGACCCTGCAGAACACCGTAGAGATCCTGCTGTATTAGTGGACCTAGGCTCCCATTCGGCAGCATTTTCTTGGTCAGAAAAAGCAATCAACAATGGATCGATCGAACCAGTTCTAGCTGATCCCGCTGCATTAATCGGGTCTGCCCCAAGAATTAAAACGTGCCTGTCAACGTCAGAAACGATAACTTGGAGCCCCTTGGTGGGCGCAAGATTTGCTCCTGACAAAGCAGTAAGCGCAACTGACCTCGTTGTGAGACCGTCACTATTATCCCAATAATAGATGCTGCCACCCCTGGGGTTAGATATTAAATCTTCTCCAAAGTTGTCCATGGACCAAAGGCGCAATTGATTAGAGTCAGTGAGCGAAGTCGTTGAGCCCCATGATCCAGATCCCCAACTGCCAGTGCCCCAGCCCGTACCATCAACAAAGACATCAAGGCCAGAGTTTATTTGATATGCGCCTACAACAGAGCTTCCTCCATTACCGCTGTCACTGCTGTTCGCTGTGACGGTGTCACCAGATGTATCTTTGGCGACAACAGTATATGTGTTCACTGTTGGGACAGACTCAATTTGATACTCTTGGTTTAAGACAGAGGCAATAACATTACCGCCAAGTGATGCCGCTCCAGAAAAGGTAACAAAGTCTCCTTCAGCAGCGCCATGGCTTGAGTCCGTAACGGTCAAAGTACTAGAGCCATTAGTTGCTGCAAACGTAACATCCCCAGCACTGGTTGTTGACCTGATAGGTGTCACATCGTTATAGGTGGTGCCTTCCTGAATGTATAACTTAAACCTAGTCCCCAACCCTAGAAGCTTGGTTCCTTCTAGGTTAACCCACCCATGAAGCTTTCTACCTGTCCCCTCATAAGAAGATTGTATGTATTTTTGCCAGCCACCTATTTTTTCTGGAAACCCTTTGCGGAAGCGCACTAAGTTGCCATCAAACCACCCGCCTTCAGCGGTGTAGTCTGTTCCCTCCTTGTTGATCCCAGGAGTAAAAATAAACTTAGATAGTGGCATTACTGATACTCGCCTGTGCGGATCATCTCGGTGACTTCAACGGCCCGGTTACCAACCTGCTGGCTCCATCGACTATCCATGAATTCATTGGCAGCAGCATCATATTGGCCGTGCGCCATTGCTTCCAAAGCGTTCACAAAACTTCGCAATCTGGTCAACCCAAGGTTGAATGCTATGTCTATCATCGCATCACGTCGGGCTTCATCAAGATCTGAAAACCACGGGAAGCTCCTGCCTAATTCATTTTGCACGCGCTCGATGTCGTTGATCAAAAGAAAATCGACCTCATCTTTTGACAGGCCAAGCCCACCTTCGGATATGTTTCGACCAACGCCAATCGTCTCATAGCCCTCAGAGCACATGTACACCTTGTAGCGCACACCCTCATGAAGTCTTAGCATTTCGATGAGTTTACTCATTTCTCCCTCGACACATGATTGACCTTCTCATATGAGCGCATCGCGCCAAGACCCAACATGCCCATCATCACGGGTACTAGCAGCGTTGTGTCTACTTCTGGAACCTCGATCCAGATAGAGAGGACATTAGCAATGATCGTGTTGTATAGCAGCCCGAGCATACACACCCAACCTATGGCCGGTCGCCATCCAGCCACGAACAAACTCTTGTGAGCAGCCTCGACCTTGTTGATTTCCAACTGTCCCTTCAATGCTTCGTGAGCATGTCGCTCCGACATCGTAGCAATCTCATGGGCTAGGGCATTCTTCTGATCTTTGTCCTCGATGAACTTATCGAGCAGTCCAGATACTGGCCCTATCAATGCGTTGACAATGCTCATTTGCTATTCCTATTTGACCAAGCTTGAGCGCCAAAGAATGCAGCTAGAATACCTGCTACGGACACAAAGTACACAGAGGCCATGTCTCCTAGGATTCCTGCTGCTTGTTCTAGTCCTATCCACGCTGAACAAACGACTAAACTGGGATACAGCAACATGCCCCAAAGGCTGAACCACGCCATTGTCTTCTGAGCATTCGCTCGCTCAAACTGAAGGCGCAAACTCTGAAGTTCTTTGCTTGTCTCAAGTTCTTCATCAGTCACCACGCCATCGCCATCAGCATCGTAATTAGCGTAATCAGAATTCGGTTCTAGTTTTTTTGCATTCATAATTTTATGTAGACGTAAATTACGGCCATCACTAAACACCATGTGACAAAAGCAATAAATGTGTAGAGCGCAAACTCTTTTAATTGTTTCTTGCGTTTTGCTTTTGCAACTTTTAGTTCACGAACCGCACGTTCGTGAGCAATTTTACTGTCTTCAATCCTTTTAATAATCTCGTTGTATTGGTGCGCTTGACCAGACATTAGCATCGCGTCTTTCAACTGCTGATGAAATGTCTCTGCTTGCCTCTTGGCAATTTGCACTTGCATCGATTCCTTTACGGATAAAACACCTGCTTTGCTTTTTTCTACCTCTTGGATCTTCTGTTGGACATCATCATACTGCCCCAACAAATTAGCCAAACTACCCGCATTTGCCCCTGATTCTCGGATCGTTGCAAGGGTTTCATTCAACGATTTCAGCGTTGTCAGTACACCTGTTACAACTGCAATTGACTCGCCAAATCCAAACATCTTTACTTCCAGATTAGTGGCGTGTCATCCGTAACCTTTCGGGGTTCACACCATGCAGTAATTTCTACCTGACTTTTTCTGTTTTTATACGGCTCTGCTACCTCCTTAGCGTAATCGTTACAAATCTTGATGGATGCAAATAGCGGCTCATCGCCACGGTTGACGATAAGCACACCATCAATCATCACCATCAATGCAAATGCAAGCGTCATACATAAATGTCATGGGTACTTTGTGACAATCCAATGTTGCTGACCTTCAATTGAGAGCCTTGCAACTCATACAGCGTAGATTCTTGCACCTCGGTAACGCGCTTGACTGGCTTGCCACTAGATGCTGAAACTAGTTCTTCAATTTTCTGATTTGCCACCTGCTTCCATGCAACGGCAGGAGGTTGAGAGACAGGATCAATAGTAGCCATACCTCACTCCATAAATCTTAATGCCTGTGGAACTAGTACCGTAAAAAACAATGCAATGTAAATTCCCCAGAGCATATGTTCAATTTTATCGAAGCGTTTAGAACCTCGTTCCAAGCTGTCTTCGATAGCTCTATAACGCAAAACGCATTCTCGCTCATGCGCCCTAATTTCTGTTAACGCCTCTTGTCCTGAATCACTCATGCTGTTAGCCATTTACGACTTCGACAATATTTTCTTTCTCTTCCTCGACAACCTCTTCTTCAGGCTCAACTATTTGGGCACCAGCTTGCGCCTTGATTTTGAGAATCACAGACCAAGCGCCGGTCTTACTAGGTAGCTCGCCTAGTACGTTAAGAATAAAATTTAACTCTTCTTTCTCAAGATTGATGTTCATATTTTTTCTCTCCTATGGTTTAAGACCAAGGAACCCCTGTAGAAGTTGTCGGAGTTTTCTGTTCTTCAATTTGTGCGGTCAATGATGTTTCAATTTCATTTTTGTCAACGTCAGCATGTACCCACCCAAGAACTGTTGATTCTGTTAGATCATTGTAGGCTACAAAGTCAGACGCTGAGGGGTCAGGGGTAAAGTTACTAGACCCAAAGGTAC